TATGTCAATATTAAACGTTTCTACAATTAATACATCAATCATTGACACTGTAGCATCAGGAATATTAAGTATAGGAACAACAAATGCTACGCGTATAAATATAGGTAAAACCGCAGTTCCGGTAAATATGTCAATATTGAATGCGTCTTCTATTAATACATCAGGATTAACTATTACTGGGCCTAACTATATTACATTGGGAGAAGGTTCATCACCATCGTCAAGCCAACTTGGTTGGATTGTATCTAGTACAATTTCTGGCCCAACTTATAACGTAGCCACTACAACTCTTACAAGTATTACAATTCCATTTGATGGTGTATATATATTTAATATTTATTTTAGATTTTCATGGGTTGCTTCTACTAATCCTGTCGCACAAATTACAATTGGTGGTTCTGGATCTCAAAATTCGGTCATGGATGTTTCTTCGTTACTATCTATAAATAATGGCGTAACAAACACAGGATGTTTAAGTGCCACTGTATTTATAAATGCTACAGCTTCTGACTATAATGCGTCAATTAAAACAACGCAAATATTAAGTAGTGCGTCTGGATATCTTAAAGCTATAAGAGTTGGATAATTCACCACAACAATTTATCCGCATACCACCCACAAGACCCTTTAACCCGTCGGTCTCGTGTATGCCGTATTCTATATAATCTGCGCCTAGTTTTAGCATATTCAAGCCCTTTTAATTGTATATAAGTCGGAAAGTCGTTCATTCCATACGCGCCTATACTGCATACTTTTTTACCCTTTTTATAAACATCTATCTTCTTTGTTTTATTCGTAGAATGTTTTACATCAACTCCCAATTTTGTCGCGTGATTATACGTATACTTTGTAATATTATATGGCATATATAATATTAAAATATTATAATTCATTATTCCAATTTTCTTCATCATTAATTGCCTCGTCATTATTAGGTTCTTCACCATAATATTCAGCAGTTTCCGCCTTATGATCTCTATTTATATTAAGCATTCGAGTCGCATTAAACGCATTCGGGTCAGGCAATATATAGTTATTTGGACCGCGCACCAATTCGGGTGAATTTTGATTAAGACCGTCTGCTATATCTTGCTGAATGTATACACCAAATTCGAGACCACCACCCATGCCTATATAACGCGCCGCGTCATGAACCGTATTTATGATAACATATAATTTTTGTTGAGGGTCTATTATAACCAATTGTTCATATTCATTTTTTATAATACAAAATACGTGTCCACCGGTTGATTCTTCCAAATCTTCCTCATCATAACTAACAAAATATGACAATACTCCCATTTGTTGATATGGTAATATTATGTTTAATTTTGCCATAAATTCATCATTGTATTCATTTAAAGCATCCGCATCATAGGCTCTCTCGCCAATATAGTAGTCGCGCAAATCAACTAACGATTCAAAAACGTGTTCTGGTTCATCTGGAAAATTTTCATCTAACCAAACCAATATAGTCCGGTAGTCTAATCCGTATCGTCGTTGTGTTGCTAAATGCGCAGCTGCCTCATACGTTAATACGCCCAAAAAATATAATGTAGATGGAACGCAATCTTCTTCGTGAATATCTAGCCCGCATATTTCAGGCAATACATCATAATAGAATACATGGCCACCCGTTTGTTTCTTGGATATTTTTTTATTATTTTTTCTAGTTTTACTTTTAGTTTTACTTTTCATTATATTAACATAATATTTTATTCGTCCTCGTCGGGCATCATTTTATTAATAAAATCGGCAATCATTTCCTCCGTCACACCATTCACATTCTCCTCATCTCTCGCCAAGTTATCAATCATCTCTTGTTCTGTAGGATATCTATTTAATTCGGAAGTAAAATTATTCCAAAAGGATATCATAATTTTTTGTTTAAATACGTCCACCTTTTCTTTATTATTGCCCGTCATTTCAACCATAACTTTTTGAAACATATTCTTTTTAAAAGACTTCTCATCCTGTCTATAAATGCTATTTTTTACACTCACAAGAGAGTCGCAAATTTCAGGTTTAGTGAAATCTTTAACGTAGTCACGCGCAGGTTCAATCGATTTTTTATTTTTAAGACTGTCATATTTATTATTGAATTTTTGATTAAACTTTTCAATAATTACTGTATCAATCATAGGACTGGACTCCATAAGGCGGTCGTATTCCTCAGTCGCCGATAAAAAGAATTCGTTTACGGGGTGTCTCTCTAACGGACTTTTAGATAACTCAACTTTAATTCTTCTGTAAAATTTATCCCAAGAAATACACGCAACACGGTGTCCCTCATTTAATTCATTAATTTTTAAAAATTGTTGGATTGTCGTAACAATTCCAGCAAAAATATTAATTCCACCAATAATCATAGTAGCGTAACCTCTAAAACTAATTGGTATTTTACTTTGTGCAAAATTCGCAGTTCCCGTAAGCGTGCTCATAATAATAACAGGAATTGTATATAAATTATGCAGTCGCGAGTATTTTTCATTACTTCTCATATGTAGCCATTTGTAACACATAGATTTATCAGCCCATTCCGCAAGAACTTCTTCGTGTTCTGACGTCCAGTTATTTGATTTGTCAGACATATAATAATATAAGATAAAATATTATTCATATATAAAATGACGATTGAGAAAAAATTCGAAGAAATCAAATCTATACGCGCGTTTATAAAAAATACATTTAAAACCCTCACGGAAAAACATATTGAAATAAAATCACAATATAAAACCTATATAGATGCGAATCGAAAGTGCGAGTATTTGGATTCATTTTACTTTCAAATAAAACTATTAGATTATGATTATGATACTACGAATAAGTTATATAATTATATAGATAATAGAATATATTGCGATTATTATAAATTATTTGTAATTATATATAGTTTTTTTAAATTAAATTTTAAAACGGAAAAGTCAGAGATGATATTAAAAAATACAAAATATCCGATATATAAAGATTTAGAACCGTATAAGATATATGATTTTGATACCATAAATGATATTCACCAGGATATAATACGACTTATAGAATACATTAATAAAATTATACAACAAAACGAAGATGAAATTAAAACGCATCAGTCAAAATTATCAAGTGGTATAAACATTGACAATTATATACACAATTTAGAATATCATAATAATATTATTGTAAATAATGTAAATTTATATAAGAAATATTTATCTGCTTACCATACGTATCATCTTTCATTTCTCTCTAACTTAAATAGTAAATTAAATTGTATACACGAACAATTAGACAATGATATCAATTTTACGCAGCCTGTTAAAGAGAAAAAAAGTATAATAATGACAAAAATATGTAAGCGGTGTTCGAAAAAAGAGGCGGAATATTGTGAAACATGCTTAAATGAAGAAAACGAACAATACATGCGATTATCAGACCTTAGAAATAATACAATTATAATTGATAGAGAGGAGTCATTGGAGCCAATTGTTGAGGAACCAATTGTTGAGGAGCCAATTGTTGAACCAATTGTTGAACCAGTAGTTGACGAGCCAACTGATGAGCCAATTGAGGAGCCAGTTCTTGAAGAGCCAATTAATGAACCAGTAGTTGAACCAATTAATGAACCAGTAGTTGAACCAATTAATGAACCAGTAGTTGAGCCAATCGTTGTTCCAGTTCTTGAAGAGCCAATTAATGAACCAGTAGTTGAGCCAACTGAGGAGCCAGTTCCTGATGAGCCAGTAATTGTTCCAGTTCATGAAGAGCCAGTAGTTGAAGAGCCAATTAATGAACCAGTAGTTGAAGAGCCAGTTCCTGAACCAGAAGAAATACCGAAAACTGTTAGTCCTAGGCCTAGTCAATTATTTACTATATATGAATCAAATATTAATGATAATTCCTTATATATAAATGCTATAATAGAACAACCTAGTGATGAAATATCAATTATTCAAAGTGATATTACATTAGATAACGAAACAAATACTTCAGATATAGAAAGAAAATTACATAATAACCCGCCTTTTTTTTTGGATATATCAAAGAATGAAACTCCAAATAATGAAACCCCAAAAAAAAAGAAAAAAAATAAAAAATAAATTACATATTAATAAAATTCGCTATTTTAGCTCTATCGCCGATTGCTTGGTCCATAGTTCGCTTTCTCAATTCCGCCACATTAACAGAATAATTTGCCCTGAAATTTCTTTTTCCATCAATCAAATAACGAGGTTCACCTCCTTCATTACTACAAAAATGGTTCTTTAATGGAAAAAAATGGTTCGGTTGATACACATGATTATACCAATCATCGCACCCCCAATTAAGAATATTTTCTGGAAAAAAGTAGCCAAAAATTTCCATATGTTTACGCGAAACAAATGCTTGGGTTAAAATTCTATTATTATTATTAATCGGCCCAGTTAGTCCAACACCATTCGACAGTTGTAATGTATGAATACTATCATTAACCCAACCAGCAGTGCGAAAATGAATATCATCGCCACATTGATAAAAATAATCACACCCCTCATTATATGCCAATTTATATAAATCATTCCACATTTTAGTCAAAAATCCTTTCTTAACATTTAGAACAACAAAGTGTATGTGAATATTTTTAAATATATTCGTAAAATTACGAATCACGTTTTGTTGGGAAATATTATTAAATATAGGGTCATCGTTATCTACTCCTAAATAAAAATGGTATTCATGTTCTTTGTCTTGATTAATTAAAAATGTTTTAAAGGATAAATTATAAAAATAGGTTTGTTTAATATTGGTCCATGGACGGCCTTTAGAGGTACAAGGTATAAGTAATCCAACTTTCATTTATACAATATAATATATAATCTTTATATTTTAAAGTGACGTATTTGGTTGTCTAGGTGAACCATTTGATTGTCCCAACGGCATTCCTTTTCCTGCCAACTCGACCGCCTTTTTCCTTTTAGCTTCTTCTGCTTTGGCTCTGCGTTTTCTCACTTGAACGGGGCGCATATTGGTTGCGTTTCCTTCAGATAATTCTTCTTCTAATTGTTCGATTGCTTCAGGTTTTTCATTCGCAAGTCTCTGATTAGCCGATTTACGTGTTTTACGTTCAAATACAATTCCTCTTTTAGCGCGTTCTAAATTTAATGAGTTACGGGTTTCTCTCGCATTACCCCTTTTACCTTCATTATTGAAAGCATATAACGCACCAGGTTTTGTTACGCGACCAGCGCGGCCAATATTGTAAGAGTAGTTATTACCATTTTTTCTTGGGATTGCCTTTGCTCTTCTACGGGTAAAGGATTGCTTTTTTTTAACTTCCAATGGTCGTGTATATACAAAAGGGGCGAATTGAACTGCGTTGGGTTTCGTTTGTCTTGTTTTAGTTCGTCCTTTTACACAACGCCCTTTATCATTTCTAGTTTCACCAGGTTTACATTTGTTAACGAAAGTGCAAGTAACAGGGTTTATTTCTTTTCCTTCGGCATCATTTCTACGAACACATTCTTCCATATATATATAACTATAAAATAAATATATAAATATATGAAGAAGGCAAAAAATAAAGCAAAAACTGCGAATAAGGCAAACACAATGAATAAAACTGCGAATAAACCACCTGTTAAACCCACAAAAACTAAAAAAGCAAAATCGCCTAATATTGTATTACAAAAATCAAAATCTCCGCAAAATATGATTACTCCTAATAATTTTGAAGAGGCATACAGAGCAATGGGCGTAGGAATGACCCGCGCTCAATTTAAAGCGCAATATTAACACTTGTCCTTTTTACGTTTATGTTTACTTCGTTTTACCATTTTGTTTTTTTAACATTAATTTTTTGAACCGTTTTTCTGTATTGTTCTGGATTATAAGGAGCGTCTTCTTCATCGTCACCCATCGATTTTGACATTTCCCAAAATTCCTTAGACCCGAGCTTAAAATCGTGACGTATGTCTGAGTTTGCCTTATACCAAAATATCTGGTCGCTTAATTTGTTAGATTTAACATTGTTGTCAATCACTAAACATTCATAATTTTCAGTACATTGGTCCATGACTTGACAAAAAGATTCGAATGTAGGAAACATACCAGCGTAATTCTCATAAATTCGTTTACGATTAGCAATATAAGGTTCGCGCAAAATAAATACGTAATCAATATTTGTTCGTAACGTGGGCGGGATACCAAGCGGATACTGCATCGTAATAATTAAAAATACTTTCCAATGTCGCCCGTTCATGAATAACAATCTCATCATTTTATCTCTCGACCAAGTATTGTCATAAAGACAATCGTCTAAAATAACAAGTGTTCGGGGGTCAATCTTACATGTTTTATATAATTGTAATTGTTTATTTACTTCTTTAATTACAGTCTTTTGGCGCTTTAAAATATTTTCAATAATGCCAGTGCTGTATTCGTCGTGAATGAATAATTTAGGAACATGCGTGGAATAAAATCCGTTGCCCGCTTCTGTGCCCGAAATAACAGTACATATAGGTATATCGCGGTGATGATATAATATGTCTCTTACTAAATAACTTTTACCTGTATCACGGCGCCCAATAAGAACAACAACGGGACCTTTATTTTCTTCTTTTAAAAAGGTAATCCGTTTCATATCAAACTTCTTTAATTCTAATGTCATATAATATATACAAATCTAATTATATGACATACTACGCATTAATGAAATAATATATATAATTAAACAGATATATATAGTCATATAGTAATGCTTCGCACATTTGGCGCAGTAATAGACGAACAATTTATAAATCCGTCAAAGGCGGAAAAATCAAAATTATATAAATGCCCCGATTGTAATAAAGGTATTATATTAAGAACAGGCCAAAAAAGAAGACCACATTTTTCTCATAAAGAACAATGTAAAAATAATATTCAAACTCACTTACAACAAATAAAACACATTCTAGAAACGAACGGCATGATAATTAATAAGCAATGTATAGTATGTAATCAATCCCATAATATATCTATATTACCGACCAAAACAGTTGAACTAAAAAATTCGTCTATTATGATATATGATAACAAAAAAATAAAGTATATTTTAGAGTTTGGATATATTAAACATGATAAAATAGAATGGTTTAGATTGAACCCAAATAATGAAAATGCGAATAATGAATGCTCTAGAAAATATATATGCGACGATTGTGTTCAAGGCCAGGTATATTTTAATCAAAGAGGCGCAGGATGCGGCAAAACATATGAAAGTATACAATTATTAAATAACTCCAAATTTAATAATAAGACGACATTTATATATTTAACAAAAACGCATTCGGCAAAGGAGGTTATATACAGTGAGTTAAAGGAGCAATATGATTCAAAAAATGTAAACCTCTCTCTTATAAGTGAAGAGTATACTAATAAATATAAATTGGTATTTGACAGTTGTATTATTATTATAGGGACCATTGATTCATTCACGTATAATGTGTATGATAAGTCGGAACAATTGAGCGACCTAGATTTGTATAATGAAATCGTAAACCAAATTCACAAGGGAAAATTAACCAATGAAATATATTACGCCAATACACAAATAAAAATAGATAACAAAACGCTTATTATTATAGATGAAGCCCAAGATTTAGGTAAAAATTATATGGACGCATTCATAAAGATTGTAGAAATAACAAAGGCCGACCTGTATATAATTGGCGATAAACTACAAAGTATCTGGGGAGAGAATAATATTTATACGTGTATAGACCAGGCAACAGCCAAAATAAATAAAAGTGACGGCATTAATCAAGTCATGCGCTTTCACAATATAAATTTTAAATATTTTGTAAACACACTGATACCCTATTATAAATATAATTTGCCAAAAATTGAAAAGATATGCGACCGACCCTGTAAATATGTTCACGAAGACATTAAACCCTACACGTTATTTGAAATGGAACCATTATATAGAACGGATGTGGATGACATGTATAAAGTAATTCACACAATATTGGGATATATGCGAACCGAAATTGAAACTTATAATTATTCGCCCAATAATTTCATGTTTATCTTTCCAATATTAAAGAAAAATACATTCGCGCAAATTCTGTATCTTAAATTGGATAAGTTTTGGAAGGAGCGACTCAATAATAATGAAAAGCATGTTTATTTACATAAATCGGAACCTGGCACCACAATTAATTTGAAAGAATCCGTAAATGCCACACGTATTATGTCAATACACACATCAAAAGGAACGGGATGCGAAGTAGTATTTGTATTGGGTCTATCTGAACACACTCTAAAAATATTTAGTCACCAAACAGATAATATTACCTACAATTCTTTATTACATGTCGCGATAACACGCCAAAAGAAGGCAATTTATGTGGGTATAGAAAATAATAATGATGAAATATGTAGGAGATTTAAAAAATTGTTATAATTGTTCCATAATTTCATCCAAACGATTTGAAAAGGTATGATATTTCAACGCATATTCGCGTCCGCATTTACCGATTTGATTTCGTAAATCTTCATGTTCTATATAATATTGAATTATTTTCAAGATATCATCGGGGTCATCATAAAAGATTAAGTGTGTTTTATTTATTAATGGGTTCTTCATGATGTGGGGAATAACCATCTGGTCGCACAAAACAAGATTGCCAACAAGCAATGCCTCCCACAATCTAAAATCTCCTTCCCACTCAGGCGGATTGGCAGTGACAATAATTTTACTTGTTTTTAATAGTTTGTAATATTCTTTATTCACAATGTCATAACGATTGCTAGGATTATAGGAATCATCCATACCAACATGTTTCGGTCCATTATATAATTCAACCTTTAGAGGGGCTATATGCCGCATGGCACTCGGTGGATACAACTCTTTATTGAATAAACAACACACATCATAAGTATAGGACATGCCATTATATAACGAATCATAATTAATATAATCGGAACGAATCGCATAAGATATAGGGATTACCACTCTTGAATATGGAACCAATTGAAGTGTATTTTTGTCGACAATACTCCTTTTAAAGTATCTGTGAACATTGGGTAATAAATATTCTTGAACGTTTCGAGTATCAGTCCAATCATTATAATCAATAATGACGTCCTTTCTAAAATCATAAAGACTATATATTTTATTAATAACATCCATATTAAACTCGCTCTTATTATACCACGGCATATGATAGCAGTTCCTAAAATCCATCATATAAAAAATATAATCGGCCTCTTTAAAATTATCGGTTAAAATAACATCTTTTCTTTGTTTAAGAGCATTATAAATTTCTAAGCCTTCGCCTCTTATATTAAATTTAAAAGGCCATACAAAGCAAATATACATTAATGAAACTATTAATATATATTTAAATTAAAAATCCTTGTTGATATGTTTAATTAAAACCTCGGTATTATCCAACATGATTCGCAAATCTTCTTTTTTGTCAAGGTCATTCATTTTAGAGTGTTTTTTAGCAATACAATCTCTTAAACGCATTACACTTGTTTTATATTGCGATACTTTATCACTATATCCGTGTTGTTTTGATAAAATATTCCAACCTAATTTTTCAAATGAAGATTCATACCATTTACGAACGCTATGGTAGGTTGGATTATGAGCGCAGCCCTTAATTTTCAAAGTTTTACGACCGATGCTTTTAGGCATTATATATTATTAGTTTAATTTAAATAAGTTTTATGTTAATTAAATTAATATGAAATCAAATACCTGTGAAATGCCTTTTGATGAAAATGATATAACACAATATAACCCATTACATAATGTCCTAGGTATAAACCCCAAAAAAAGAGTTATGGAGTATACCGAGAGACTATCCTATAATAAATTCGAATTTATTGATACCGAAGGAATTAAACGAACATGCTTTAAAAAGTTTATTACATTAGTAGATTATGTGAAGTATTTGATTGGCAAATACAAGCCAGAGGAAATGAATACATTACCTTCTATTGAAAACTCGAATAATAAAGATAACCAATTTCAAGAATACATAAATTCGCAACATAATTATGCCTATGTGGATGGGTTCTTTTATTTTTTAACATCAAAATTATTAAAGGAAGGATTTGTTCATGGTCTTGATTTTTATGATAATTATGTATGTCTAACAAAAAATTGCGAACTTAATATTGCTGATGATTTTGAGTATTTGTCTGATTCTGATTTTTTTAATGAAAAAATAAATAAATTATTTCATTTTAAAGATGAAACATTTGGTGATATGTTTAAAAAGAATGAACCTATATCCATGTCAGATGAAAATATTGAAATAGAAATGGATTCATTGGATGATTTAGAAATACCTATATTAGAAAAGGAAACGCTATTAGAGCCCAGTGTTACACAAGTGGCAGTTGAAACTTTAGATGAATCAGAAGAACTAGAAATAGATGAACCACTCATTGAACTATTAAATGATTCGGATTCGGATGATGCTTCAGACCATTCAACAGTTGATTTGTCAGATACCGAAAGCGTCGATTCAAACGCAACAGAAGAATGGGTGACAGATGATGAGTCCGATAATGATACAGACAATGAGACAGACAATGAAACCAAATCAGATGAAGAAGAGATTGAAAATCTTACCTTAGTCGTAAATAAAATACCTACTCAAGTTGTAGCCATTGAATGCTGTGAAGTGACATTTGATTCTATTTTAGAAAAAAACGAAATCCGTATCGAAGAGCTAGAAAGCGCAATGTTCCAAATTATAGCAATGTTATATTTATATCAAAAAGCTTTTAATTTTACACACAATGATTTACATACAAACAATATTATGACTATTTCTACAACAGAGGAGTTCTTACACTATAAAATTATGGATAAATATTACAAAATTCCTACTTATGGTCGCATTTATAAAATTATTGATTTCGGGAGGGCAATATATACCGTAAATGGCACTGTATTATGTAGCGACAGTTTTTCGGAGAATGGCACGGCTCACACCCAATACAACTGCGAGCCATTTTACAATTCAAAAAAGCCATTGATTGGGCCAAATTATAGTTTTGATTTGTGTCGTCTCTCTTGTTCAATGGTAGATTTTATAATAGAGGACATGAGACAAATTAATACCTATAGAAAGGTTCCTGTATACGACCTTATTATTTCCTGGTTATATGATGATAACGGAATTAATATATTATATAAGAAGAATGGCGAAGAAAGATACCCAGACTTTAAGCTATATAAAATGATTGCCCGTATTGTTCATAATCACTTGCCAGAGACGCAGTTTAGTCACGCATGTTTCAAACAATATGAAACAGGCACACTCGAAAAATGTATGGATTTAGATGCTATTAAAAATCAGGTTCATTTGTAAATACTTTGGCCTTGGAACCAACATTGCTAAAATAATAATCCTTTGCGTATAAGACAATAAAAACGATAAACCCTACATATACGCTATCGCGAAATATAGTTTTTTGGTTATCTTTATCAGTTTTATTCATTTTTTCTAAAACCATTTTTAAGAGTAAATAAACAAATGAAACAACAAGAGCAATATATATATATTCAGTCATTAAAATATATATATTGAATAAATTATAGGTTTAAACGAAAATATTAAATTATATTAAACAATTCTAATACAAAAACGGATGTATAACAAAAAATATAATAATACACAATCCAATCTAATAAAGGATTAATAGAACATATAATCATAAATTTATATACAACCAATTATTTATATACAATCAATTATTTAAATTAAAGTTCTTCAAATTCTAGATTAACTACGTCAGAACTTTTTGACAAGTCAAGGTCCTCAAACCCCAAGTTATTCAAGGGCAACTCATCGCCAAGAGAAATGATGTCATCATTGGGCGGAGATTCAAAAGTTAATACAGAGTTTTTGTCTGTAAATCCTACACTTGGTTTAATTTCTTTTTCCATCTGGTTCATTTGCGATTGTAAATTTCCATTGAAAAAAGAGGGCATATTATCATTGATTTGAGGCACATTGTTCGATGGCGTATTATCACGAGGTCTAAAATTATCGTTGGGTTTAAAATTATCGTTGGGTCTAAAATTATCTTTGGGTTTAAATGTATCAACCGGTTCTACAAATGGTTTCGATTCGACCAATTTCTCGACCTTAGTTACCTCTACCTCCTGAGTTTCATCAATAAACTGCCGAAGAAGAGTTTCAACAGGGATGCGGTCACGTATAGTATTCATAATACATGTTTGGACCATTAACTCAAACTCCCTATTTCGGCGCTGTTGTTCTAAAGATGGAATGTCAATCTCAAACAAATAAATAGAAGAATACAACTTGCGCGAAATATTGGCATATACATTATGTAAAAAGGTGGCAAAGTCAGGAATATCGATTTTAATTTTTTTAGTATCATTGCCGACCCGAACACAACTGAGAACCTTCAATTGAATAATATGAACACATGTTAAAATATCCTCTAAATAAGAACAATTACACAATTTAACGATGCGCTCATTCTCAGCATTAATCATACTTTGATTCCATTTGGGGATTCGCGCTAAAAGATTTTGATATGTCATCAAATACTTCTCTAATTCATCATTTTCTTCACATATACGAACAGACTCGTTAAAAATGGACCTAAACCCGTCGATAATATGCGGAGTAATATGATTAATCAAAAGAATGGACCATTCATTTTTTGAATCATTTAATACATTTGATGTATAATCGTCCATATAATTTTTCAGTTAAAAGATTATTTGGTTAAAAACGCAAATATTATTATATAGTATGGATGAAAGAGTCCGTCTAAGAACCATCAAAATATTAGAAAGACGTGCGCGATACTTGGC